GCAAATCAACTACTGCACTAAGAGCAAAATGAATATCTAAATGGTCGCATCCAGCGTTGCGTTTTTCCCATAATTTCATAATCAATTCATCGTGTGTCATTTATCCTCCTGTTGAGTAGAACCCAGAAGCATTGAACTTAACTGGTACTGCAGACCATACACGGCTCATAGACTGTTGGCAACAGGTTGGGACAGATTCGTCACCAAAATCTTTTTGAATCTCTTGGACTGCTTTGCAGACCTCACACTTGTAATCATATGTCGGCATGTTTCTTAACCCAGACTTGGGCACCCTTCTCTAGTAGATCGTATTCTCCCATGTGCCTGTCAAGGAACTTGTCAATGCCAGGCTTAGGGGCTAGTGTCTGGTCAGCTAGACCATCACCCCATGTGTAATCATCGAAGGCTAGGATACCTTCAGGCTTGAGTGCATACCATGCAGCCTCGCCATCCTCAAAGGTGATCTTTGCTGTGTGGTCTCCATCAATGTAAGCAAAGTCAAAGAGCCCTAGCTTTACATCTTTAAAGTACTCTTCACTTGTCATCTTGTACTTAATGCGGTTACGATAATGAGCTAGCTTCTCATCATAGGTACGCTCTACATCTTCAAAGTCCATCACATGATGGGCTCCCTCATCAGATCCTTGCCACGTATCGACATCTACAAGCGTACTAAACGGGTGGGTCAGGATGTTCTCCATCAGCCACAGTGAAGCGTCGCCTGTAAAGACCCCTATCTGTAGTGCCCGATAGCCTTCCCTACCACTATATGTAGTAAGGAACTTTTCAAAGTTCTGTCTTGCTGTACCGTTAAACCAGTTTGGGTATTCAGTCACGTTCTATCATCCAGTCTATAGGGGTGGGTGCAGTAGTAATAGCACCGCATTCTTTACACTTCTGTGCCAAGTCATACCATGATACCTCACGTGTCTCTTTGTCCCACATCACAGTAATTTCAAACATAAGACAACCGCATATGCAAGCCATGGTTGGCTCGCCTCTTAGATCATGTGGCATCTTTGTCAGCCTCCAGCATCTTTAGTATCTGTAGTCTGCCAGCAATTAAACCTTGTGAGTACACATATGCCATGCCAGTGGAACAATCTTGCAAGTACTCACCTGGAATGTAGTACGCAGCATCACGCATCTTTGTTACATCACGCATCTTTGTTATTCCAAAAAAACTTGTAGTACTCTAGGTCAAGAGCAAAGCGTTTCATATGCTTGACCGTTGCTCCTGTGTGTGAGTAAAGCGGTACGCCTGCCTGCCCCATAAGCCTAAAGAAGTTGATGTCTTCAGATACAAAGTTCTCACCGACCCCAGTCTCATTGAAATATGGAATAGCACCGTGAGCTTTACGCATTGCTGTTACTGCATTGCGATGCATCAACACAAACCCAAACCCTGCTGAGCCAACCTTTATAAGAGCATCCTTAGGTAAAGGGTGAGCGTATCTAATCTGATAGTCATCCCCCTCAACCCAATGAAATACAGCAGGATACGGAGCCATAAGGCTACGCTCATTCTCTTTAGAGATGAAGTAAGTACCAGTAACTACTGGTCTATCCTTTGCATCTGCTGATGCCCATACCTTTTGCAAAGCTTCTTCGGTAAGAACAATGTCGCTATCTACCCATAGCACCCAGTCAAAGTTGGTCTTGTCATACCAGTGCTCAAGTGCTACCTGACGTTGCCGTCCTATCTGGTTGCCTTGTACACGCATGGCTGACCTGATAGGTAGCCCTGATGTAAGTGATGCATAGACAATGCCCTCTGCAAACTTGCCATCTACTAGCCCATTATCGCACCAGCATAGAATGATCTCGCCTTTATTCTTCTGGTACGTCATAGTCTGCTTCGTCATTGGTTTCGACACCGTCTTCTTCTTTGATGTCTTCGTCATAGTATGGTCTCCAACCGCCTAAATGTTGTACTAAAGATGCCAGCGCTCGCTGGACTTTCATTCTTGCGCCATCAGCGCTGGTGTCCAGTTCTGTTGCAAGGGTAGCCCAGTCAGCGCTCTCATCCATAAAGCGCAGACAAAGGATGTTCTGCTTGGTCTCTGATAGTTTATTAAAAGCACCAGCTATATCAGCACGTAATGCTAACCAGTTCATGCCATCGCTAATCTCTCCGCTACTAAACTTAAAGTTTAGATCTTTGATCTTGGCTGGCATCTCGTATGACTCAGTAATAATGGTAGGCAAGAATGTTTCTACCACTGAGATGTCATAGTAGTATAGGTCAGTAAGGTCATACCCTTGCTGCCGTGCTTTTTCTTTTTCACAATACTTGAGTACTTGATTACGTAGGGACTTGGCTATTAACCTATCCCGTTCTTTATCAGGGAAGGATAGCCACTCTTTAAACTTACGAGGATGAGAAACAAACCAGAGATTCTGTTCTTGAACAAGATCCTGATGCTCTACCATTTGGTAGCGTTTCTTGTACTCTGACGCAATACGCGCCACCATCTCTGAGTACTCTAGCCATTCTTCTGTGTGGTGTCTCATGGAAGGCGGATGTCACCATCAATGATAGGGATAGCATAGGGAGTAACACTACGATTGCTTTGTACTAGCATGCCTATGCCTTGCTGCCAGTTAGCAATACCTGAAGTCAAGTAACTTGCTTTCTTGATATCCATTAAGTGTCCAACTTCAAGACCAAAGAGAGTCTTAGTCTTGCCATTGAGACCAGTAGTCTGGTGCTGGAGTCCCATCTTATGGGTGTGTCCACACACTACAGACTTACCTAGCTTATTGGCTAGGCTCATAGCAGTAGATCCTGGTACACGATTCATAGACGACTCGTCCCCGTGTGCCATGACCCAACCTGGCATTAGCTCACGCATTTTGTGTAAGTATGTAATGCCTAAAGACGAATACCCCAGTAGTTCCTCCACTTTAAGTGAATCAAGTGAAGCAAATGCTGGGGCATATTTCTTTATATACGTTTGGATTCGATCCGTATGGTTCGATCGCTGGATAATAAATGGTTTACGTCTACCTAATGCTATCCGGAAATCTAACATTAAATTGTACGTCTGATCAATTGAGTCTTGCAATGTTAATGCATACTCACCAGCCATATTTTTATTCCACCTAGATGGTTCGGGTGCATCGAGTTCATCTCCAACGCACCAGAGTTCATCTGGTTTTTCTTGCCGAATAAAACTGAGTACAGTCTTTACGGCAAGAGGATCATGATAAGGTATCTGGAGGTCAGATAATACTATTACCTTCTTGGTTCTGCTCATTGGCAGGTACGCCTTCCCACTGTCCACGTTGGACAAGCAAGCCAATTATTGCATAGTTAGCTAAATCAAGTAGGGTATCTTCCAATGATTCGTACTTCGGCGTGTCGCCGGTATCAAGTAGGTTATTGAGTCGAGCTAACTTGTCGTACATGCGTACTCGTAATCCATTCATAGGACCACCAGGAGCACCGGCAATATTCATCGGACCGTAATCTTTATGCTTGTCATAAAGGGTCTGAAGTAGCTGATTTACAATGACTTCAGCATCACTTGGGTTCTTCATCTAGTACTTCCTTTACGCTCATTTCAAAGTTTTTCATGGATTCTTTGACATCTAACTCCTGCCATACCTTCTCGGCTTGCCCTAGTGGGGCAGCCACAAGGATAGCAGCAAGACCTATGATCAACTCTAGCCCATCGCTTGCGCTCTCCTTGGTTACATAGTAGATATCATAGAGTGCACCAAGTAAGTCAAGCATTTTCTTGTCGGTTACTTGAATACCAATCGATGCGTCCATGTGACGGACATGTTCCCAAATAGTTTCATCAAGAGGCAAAACAATTTCTGACTCGCTCATCTATCCATTCCTTTCCTAGTTTAATGAAGGCGCTGTTTACGTCTTCACCTTCTGGCATCTGTACTACATTGGTATTGGGTAGCTCACGTGCTATCTTCTTACCAAACTCTGCACCTGCATTGTCTCCATCTGCTAAGACTATGACTGTATCAAAGTCATCTAGGATTCTAGAGTAATGAGGTTTCCAGTTGTTAGCACCAGGCACACCAACGGTTGGGTGCTCAGTTTTAACGGACATAATAACACAATCAAATTCACCTTCAGTAACACAAACATAATTACTTCTGGCAAAGATTGCTGTTGTATTAAACATAGTAGTCTTAGCACCTATCATACCCATGTACTTAGGTTCTTCATTACGTATAGCACGAAAGCGTATATCTACTACGCCACTAGGCGTAAGGTATGGTATAGCTAAACGTCCAGCAAATGCTTCATGCCCCGGTAGAGGATCTGCGACTAGGATCTGCGACTCCCCCCAGATGAAATCGACGAGCCTCGTCTACCGATAGATGCCGAGTTGAAAGATACTCCTCGGCTAGGTCGATACGGCTTGCGTATTGCTGGGTCGCCCGTAGTAGAAATTGTCGATGCGAATTCGATAGCCTCACTCAGTGTTATCCCCTTGTCATTCATAATCAAATCGTACGTATCACCTGATACTCCACAACCATGACACTTAAATCTGTTAGCATCAAAGTTAACAGCGCTACTTGCATTAGTGTCTTCATGGAATGGACAGCGCATCTTACGCCATCCACTGCCACGGGCTGGTACGACAGCACCTATATGGTGCAGATAATCTTCAATAGAATGTTTATCACCCATTCTTTATTGCCCTTCTTAGAAGTTCAATCCATACACTAGCAGGCTGGGTGCAGTACCAACGCCCCACGTCAGTAGTACCTTTGCGTTTATGAAGCACTGTCCCTGTCCAAGCGGAATCATTATTCATTTCCGTTTCAAGTTCTGCAACCCAACCAGCTAAGTCCATCTTAGCGTGATTTTTTATTTCAATAGTAACTCCTGGTATACCTGAAATGTCACCTTTGTCTAGGGTAGCTCCAGCTAAACGACGATCAGCATATGGGAACCATTGCTTAAGCCATTTAACTACATCTAATTCTGCTTTGCTACCCTTAGCCTTGGATGCACTGGTCATAGTAAAGTCACTTGTTCCTGTCTATTATCACGCACTACATCTTCAAGGTACATGCTGGCTGGATCAAAGGATAGGTTGACATATGTCTGCCCCGTATGATCTGCCTTGCCATACCTGTTCTTGACTGGTGCTACACACAGATAAACATCCTCTGTATTAGGCAGAGTAATCTGCCCAACTGTTAACACCATTGCTGGTATCTGCGCCACCTTACCCTGCAAAGCAGAACGGGGTTGACATGGATAACCAGGCGATCCTTCTTGTGTGTGGTGCAGCACTAAGACACAAGCATTGGTATCTCTTGCAAGATACTTCAACTCTTTCATAGCTGCACGCATACCAGCAAACTCCTCATGCCCATCCATTGCAATGTCCATCAGATTGTCTACGACAATAAGAGAAGGACTTCTGCCCCAGATAGTTTCGAAGGCAGACACTTCTTCATCTAAGTCTTTCAATGTGGGTGACGGTTCGAAAGACCAGTACAGATGATTGTTATCTGCAAGCAAAGACTCAGCCCTTTCGGGATCAGTCTTTAATATATTTTCAGCAGACTGTTGCGTCATCCTACCTGACATAGCCATCAATCGCATAGCCATGGTGTGTGCATTAGTATCTGCTGAGAAGTACAACGTAGGCTGTTTCAACCTAGCTGCTATGTGCAAAGCAATGGATGACTTACCAGCACCAGGAGTGCCAGCAATAATCGTTACCTCTGCACGTCGGAGAATAATCCCACTACGTTCAAAGGCTTGAAAGGGAGGGGCTAATGGCTCCCCTCCCACTTCATGCTTACGTACTGAGCGACCTAAAGTTTTCATTACTTGATACGATCAGGTACGAATGTATTCCATTCTGGTTCAAACTTTTGAATGTATTGAGTGCGACACTTATCGTTTGCACCCTGTGGTGTAGGGCAGAAGTATCCCTTGTATACACCACCAGTTTTAGCTGGACCCTGGAGAGCAGTCATCTTGCCATGTGCACAAGAGCGTCCCCCATCAAGGGATGGGGTACTGCTAAAAGGTGGAGTCTCCTGTTGTGCAATAACTGTGCCACCAAAAGCAGAAGCAGCATATCCAACAGCAGGACTTATGGGTGCCGCTTGAGGCGCACCCTTGCGTAGTGATGATTCAAGTTCTGTTACTGCAGATTCAAGAGCAGCAAGCGCTGAACTTACAAGCGCATCTAATTGATCTCCGTTGTCTGCACGTACAGTAACAAGAGATCCAGCGGTGGTTTTAACAGTGATACTGATAGGTGATTCAGTACTACTCATGTGGTTCATCCTCTATTCTTTCGGTTAGGTCCTTAGCTTTCTGCCAAGTTCTTACTTTGTCTGCTAATTGTATACCTTTCCAACCCTTAGCAATGTCAACAAAATGCAATTCACATTTACCAGAGCCAGCTGGCAGGTGCACAATAATACCTTTCTCTTGGTTTACATCTCCCCAAGTCGAGCGGGTTGCCGTAGCAGGGTCATACGGCAGCCCGTGAGCATAGACTGCCAGTTGCATAGCAATCTTACCTGGATGTGAGATACTACCAGTCTTAAGATCAGAGATAAAGAGCTCACCTTTGTATCGCACAACACGATCTGGTGTACCTGCAATCTTGTATTTATCTAAGACGCAGAACTGTTCAATGAATACATTCTCAAATGCAGCAGTAGCTTCAGCATATGCTTTGAGGTCGGGCAAGTATTCATCAGGTACAACACCGACCTCTTCATCACGATCAATCTTTTCTGTTAATGCATGTATAGCAGTACCAATGGTAGCTTGACGGGTAGCACCCGCTGCCTCCATTGCATCCTCAATTAACTTATTTAATGCAAGCTTGTCTTCACGTGCAGCAGTAGCAGCAAGCAGTAAATCAGGACGCTGCGTCAAACCAATAGCAGCCATGCGTAACTTCCATGCTACCAATGCAGTGCCATCATCTAATGAGCCAGCCACTGTAGTTGTACGAGTGTATGGTACTGGCTTGCCACCTTTAACTGGCACGACCATAGGTCTGCCATATCTATCTCTAGGTACTTCTATTTGTGCCATATGTCCCCTTTAATAAGGCTGACTGAGTAAGGAGAAAGTATGAAAGACTTACTCAGCCAGCCTGTAGAGGATACCACAAAACCAGCATAGTTGTATACTTGAAAGGAGGACACGCTTATGCTGCTCCGCCGTCTATGGTATCACACTTTATTATGAGACACGCCTTGATCTATCATGCTGATAGATAGGCTGCCCTCTTGACATGGATAACTGACATCCAATATAATCCTGATGGAAATATTCTGTGCTAGTACCATGTTTAGCTTTAACAATGAACCAGTCTTGGTCAGTATAGATCAGTTCACTACAGGACTGACAAGACTTGGCATAGTTATGCACCATCAATGGTGTAGGTTTAGTCATCGCATGTGCAGCCTTTGGCTGTATCTGCACCGCAGTAACATAGTTCATCATCATCGGTGTCTTCACCGAGTGCAATAGAATCGCCTTCTAACCAGCGTGGTTCACTTACCATGCAGCCCATGCTCCTTCGTTATCAAACTTACCTTTAGTAGCAGGACGACGGCACATGCATGCGTCAACTACCTGACTGCAATCTGTGCATGCACCACAGTAATAACATGAACCATCATATAGCTCAAGCATATCCTCTGTAAGAGGTGACTTGCAACTAAAACATTCAGTTTCAATTTCATCATAGTATCCATCATAAGATCCATAAGGTTTGACAGGTGTCCAAGCACTAGGCTTACTAGCCCATGAGCTTAAGTAACAAGAGTCATTAGACCACCATACACCTGACTCATCCTTCTTGCCCTTCTCCTCATGGATAAGGTAGCACTGGTACTGAGCACGGGGATCTACGGTAAGCACACATACCTTAGAACCAGAGGTAAAATCTTCAATGATATTAAACAATTGCTCGTTGTCTAACGCCTTGACGCCACCCATATCATGCAGAATATCTTCTGCAAAGATACGAGTATCACTGCGGTCAGTGTTATCTTCAAGCACTGGTAAGATACCATTGTGTGCTAAGTAGGTCTGAGTGTCATGACCTACTGGAAATGGATGGCAGTTAGCTATAGTCTGTGAGCCATGCGTAGCAAGGCGGGCATGCCACATAGCATACCCTTCTGGATACTGACCACGCAGTTCAAGGAATTTATTGACTGCTTCATCTGCATCCATTGTACGCTCTACGATGATACGCTTATCGGCTGGCACTACAATGGCAAAGCCAAAGCCATGCGGGTTATTGAGAGCAGAGTTCTCTAGCTTCTCACGTGATGGTATTACATGCGGCGGGACTACACATAACATACACATTAGTCATTCTCCTGATCGTTAGTTGTTGTATCTGATTCAAATGTTTCGTTGATAATAATAAAAAGATTTGGATATGTCTCAGAGTTAGCTGATACATAGGCTACAAATCTAGCCCATGAGAATGGCTTAAGCTTAGGCACAATCTCTAAAGTACGGGTATACTCTGTTACAGCATGAACAAACTCAATGGCAGATAACACACGTTCTTTACGCAATGAACCTTTAAACACACGCACTTCTAAGGTGTGTTCATTTTGTACATTGACTGCGCTATAACGATTCATGTCATGACTTTTGTTCTTGATTTTAGGGATAGCTTTACCTTTGTCATTAAAGGTAGCATAGCTGGAAGTACGACCAGCAATGCGCTTGACTTGACGTTCATTGTCATAGATAAACTTAGTAAATCTAATCTGATGATTGTCATTAACAAATGCAGTCAAGCCTACATGCACATGGATACCACATGAACTGGCATCCCATGATCGATAGCCCATGCTGCGTAATTTATCAAGCCACTTCCAATCAAGGCTGTGATATTCTTTAAGACTATGAGGATGAGTAACAACCTCGAAGCCATAACTTAATGAGCCATCTGACTTGAGGTACAGACGGCTACCATGATCAGCAAAGGTAGCTACATATTCAGCACCTTCATGCAAATTACTGCGACGCTGGCTAGCTTCTACCTCTAGCTCAATGCCCATGTATACACGGTCATCGCCAAAGAATCTAGGTGATGGCTTGTAACTATAGTTATAAATATAACTACTGCCTTCATCATCATTGTCACATGAATGACCGTCATCTTCTGAGTACTCATAGCCACAATCTTGGCACTCAATGTACTCATTATAACATTGACTGCAACGATAATCACCATAATAATCTGAGTAAATAAGATCATCACTATAGTATGTACTACATGCCTCACATTGTGAGTAATCTGTATTTTCAGTATCAAAACATTTAATACAATGCCATTGATTATTTAATAGATTGCGTTCAGCAGCATAGGTGCCACGATATACATATTTTTCTGCACATTCATGACATGTCCACGCACAATTACCATGAACAATATGTAATGCATTGTCATGACCAGTTGCTTCTACCTCTTGATGTCCAAGATTTCTGGCACCACTAGGTAACATAGTTGCTGAACAAGCATCACAATTATTTAATACCGTAATAGGTTCTGGAAAAATACTATCAGGTAACAATATGCTATAGGTATTACGTGATACATGACCATTAAATTCATACAGATCAACTTCCATTATGCGTGAACGAGTACATACTTTACACATTGGATTATTAGAATTATATAATGAATAGTCACTATTGTGTTCAGTAATATTATAGTACTGACGATACCAACCATGTATTGTATTGTTTCTATGAATCATTGAATACTTATATAATGCACGTGGCTCATAACAATTACCACATGTACCATACTCATCATCAATTTTCATGATGTTAAGCGTTGCAAGTACATCGATGCGACGCACATCATAATTCTCTGTCATCTCATCTTCAGACAACGGATTATATAATGCTTCTATAATATATGGAGCATCACCACCATTATGCAGTTGCATAATAGCTTCTTTAATTTCTGGGTAAGTAAATACCTCAGGTGGAACTAATGTATCTGGCATTACTTTCTCTTTCTCTTAGTACCAACCATGAACACGGTGGTGTGCCCATGCAACGGAAGGCTTATCATATCTGGTTGATATGTATGCCAGTCCCCGCTCAATTTGTAGCGGGGCTGGCGTCTCAGGATTCAGCCCTAAGATCTGAGGTATACCCCCAGCATGTTCGCCAGATAATTCATCAACATGTCTGTTGAATGCTTCTGCTCTCCAGTTAGATTCAGCAGTCCACAATTTGTTAAGTGCTTTCCATTCAGTAAGGTTCCAACCATAGTCAGCGGCTCTGACTTTGGCATAACCTTTAGCTAGACGTGAAGTCCAGTAACCTTGAGGTAAATCACAGGTTGCACGTTCAATGATAGGAGAAGTTTCATGCTGAGCAAATCCAAAGAAAGATATTACCATCAGCATAAAAGCATTGAACGTAGCAGCTATCTGTTGCTTACTCATTAGTTAGTCATTCTATATGTAAACAGTACGTTTTGTACTGCAACAATTAAGTCAGTTCTTAATTGCATGATTTGTTCAGGATGCATATTAGTTACATCTTTATCAGTAATCTCAAGCTTATAGATTATTTTATCTTTAACCATTATACTCTCCATGTCTGCCTAAGTATAGGCTCGCCGGTTACTACACGTATAAGTGCTACGCTAGCAGTAAACTCCGCTCCACTTTTACGAGCGAGCGCCCGTCTATAGTATGCTAACGCATCATCATACGAATCAAAGTATCTTACTACTTCATCAGGTCTATGATCTGAATAAGTAAGTACTTTGAATTCTCTTGTCTGTTCAGCTATATCATCCAAGTACATAAGCATCAACGATCTCAGGAAAGACTTCAGTGCTGTCTACAACAGCACGGATTTCTTTCATGTTAGTTGATACAGTTACACCATGGCTACGTAGCCAAGCATGCTTGCTACTTGAACTTAGTTGAGACCAATAGATAGGCAGATTATCTACTTCATATACATGATCAATCATTACAGTATGGTTCATACCTATACGCACTATCGATCCTCTCGTCCTTCTAGTGCCATCATCTTATAGTATTCATCAATGTCTAGTCCAACAGGTTCAGGTTCAAGCACTGACTCGACATGTAGCACAGCGTCATTTACAAATGGAACACCGTACTTATCAGCCAGGTCGGCTGTTGCATAAGCAGCAGCGTCTTCAGCTGAGTTGCAATCTTGAAATGATACAGTCTTAAAGACAACCTTAAACTTAGCCACGTTGGTAATCCTTTACAACATTACGCAAGTAACGGTTACGTTCTTGCAGCTTGGCATTAGCAATACTTGTAAGAGTAATCAGTCCGATACTAAATGCTAACGCAATCATAATACCGTATACAGTTAACATGTCAAGGTACATTATATTCTCTTTCTTTAGTGGTTGACGAAGCCCCTGCCGTAAGGTTCAGGGGCGAGGCAACTGGAACATAGACGGACCAGATAAGATCCCTTTAAGTTCATCAGCTACCAACTTACAGTTATTGCAGCCACACTCAGTAAACTTATTACTGATGCGTAGTATATCCGATAGCCTAACCTCATAGGTAGGCATAGATGCAACATGTTTAGCCATTACGCTACTCCTAAATACTTGATGCGAGTATGAGGTTTATGCCAGTTGTCTGAGTTATCAATCAGCTTAGCTTCTACTGAACAACTACCCCAGAGATTAGAATGATAATCAGGTCGCTCATTAAAGTCACGCAACCCAGTATACTTAATAGTCTTTTGAATATCTTTAATACTCTTGCGACCAATAGGGAAAGTAGTGCTGCTTAACACAGCGCTGGTCACATTCAAATGATCAATCAACTTGTACGCCTGTAAGGCGTTGTATGCCTGCACCTCATAGGTGAATGTTACCTCAAACTTAAAAGTTTGGGTAGGCATTTGATATTCATTTTGCATCAGCTTAACCTTTCACTAACGGACGCTCGCAGTCAAAGCATACTGCATGACCGCGATTCTGCACAATAAAGCACCAAGGACAGGCTATCTCCCTGGATCCCAGCTCTAGCTCCTCACCTAAACCCATGGCTAGGTTCGGAGTCATACAGTCCACAAGATAGACTGTCTGCGGGCGTAATTCATCTGGACGATTAGTCCAGTCATGCCCACTTATAGGCTCAATATCTCGCAGCCAAGGGCGGCGATACTGCTGATTACCTTCATCAACAATCTCATGAGCCTTATCAGCAAGCCTAGCTTCACGCTTATCAGCGCATTCCAGGCACATAACCTGCCTATCATCCAGCATGCATACCAGACTAATTCCTGATATGCAGCTCGGACACTGGCGGTCAGGTTCAATCCATTCAGGATCAACCACCAGTTCACGATGACCTATCTCAAAGCCATCATCATCAATTCCATTATCGAATAGCATAATAGAATCCTTTCGTGAACCTGGCACTCGACTTGAATGCCAGTAATGCTACGAGACAGAGGCTGCCTCACCCGACAGCAAAACAGGCTACCTACCGAAGTAGGCAGCCTGTCTGCTGCTGAGATTACGCTTGCGTAATCTCAGTTACGAGGAAGGCTTGCTTCCACTCGTCACCAACCTTGTTGCTCTTGAACCAGCCAGTGACGTTGGCGCGTGGGCGAGGCGCTTGCGCCGCAGCCTCAGCATCCTCACCGAGGATGACAGGGAAGGCTTCCCGCGCCTCATCGACTGCGTCGAAGGAGCGGAAGGGAAGGGACGATTCGAACTTACCGTTCTCATCACGGAGGATGATGATTCCAGTAAGGTACGCATTGCCAGACTTGGCAACCTTGACTTTAAGGGAAGCGAGTTCCCCCTTGAACTTAACAGAATTTGTGGACATATTTTGTCCTCCTTTCAAGCAGCCCGTTTTGACACAGACTGAGTGCTTATGCTGTCAAGGACGACGCGCTGAAAGCGCGGCGCAGCTTGCTGCTTGTCCTTGCAGCATGAGCTGTCTGTGTCAGGCTGTGCTGAAAGGAGGCTGTCCACAAGTTAAGTTCATGGTAGAACCGCTTCCAGTCAAGGTTGACGAGGCAGCAATGGCAACCGACTGGAATCGAATCACGCAGTGAGAGGTAAGGAGAGGAGGATCCAGCCGACGCTCTGAGACAGCGGAGACAGGCGGCAGGAAGCCTGAACCAGCATCTGATGGTGAGGTGGCTGAAGGGCTACGCAGTAGCCATAGCGCCATAGTCACAGCTGGCAAGAGCCAAGGTGGTGACAGGATGCCAGCCGTCTGAAGCCCAGCAGACTGGCTGCCACAAGGGCAGCCTTGAGCCGTCTGCTATGGGCAGACTCTGGCGCCAAGGAAGTACGGCGCAAGGGTCAGGATTACTTTCAGGATTCCTATTATGATGACAGGAATTCTGATTATGTAAGGGGCGCTGGATTAAGCCCCTGGCAGACTGCAGCGTACAGCACAACTACTGCTGTAGTCAGCAGTGCTACAAAGTAATCCTCTGACCCCAGGGTTATTAAAGACAGGGGTGTAATGCTATGTGAAACTCTGCCTGTAATTTTCTGGGATTATAGTGACACCTCTGCTCTGACCAGCACTTTTGAAGGAAATAAAAAATATTTCCGAAAAAAGTGTTCGGAATGGCTGTTTGAACGGATTAATACTATATAGAGCAGAAAGTTTATTCGCAGGCTCTTTTATAGCCTGCTCATAACTGTTACAGTACAGTACGCATACTGCTCATTCCTGAGCGGCAAGAGCTGTATCTATAGGGCGGTTGGCACGGGAATAGGACGATATGACATTTCAAAAGGGTGAGGCGCACCATAGAGTCAAGGCTCTAGCCGAGGCAAAGGCTAAGGTCTTAGAGTTAGTGGAGCAAGGGGCAACCCCACACCAAGCTATGGTTGCGGCGGGCAAGAAGCCTGATACGGTAAGACAGTGGATGCTTCGTGACTCCGAGTTCGCAAAGGCTTTAGCCGAAGCGAAGGAGCGAGGGGAATCTACCTCACTGGAGACTTTAGGCGTAGCTAAGGCTGAAGTCCCATTTGCCCAGTTTTCAAAAATATTTTTACAGCAGGAAGTATTCCCCCATCACCAGGACTGGATTGATCTCCTGGAGGGTAGAGACCCTAGCTGGTTACATGAGAGCATGATCTATGAACCCGGCGCTCGGCATAGGTTGCTTGTCAACGTGCCTCCTGAGCATGCCAAGTCTACGGTCATCACGGTCAACTATGCGACCTACCGCATCGCCCTAGACCCTAACGTTCGTATCATCATTGTCTCTAAGACCCTGGTTAAGGCTCGAGAGTTCGTCTATGCTATCAAGCAGCGCTTGTCCCATCCACGATGGATCAAGCTTCAGAACGCCTATGGACCTCAGGGTGGCTATAAAGAAGATTCCGATACCTGGCGTACTGATACAGTCTACCTTGGTAGCGATGCTCGTAACTCAAGCGAAAAGGATCCAACCCTTCAAGCTTTGGGTATGGGTGGTCAGATCTACGGTGCACGTGCAGACCTGATTATCCTTGACGACTGCATTACCACAGCTAACGCCCATGAATGGGAAAAACAGATTAACTGGCTGCAGAAGGAAGTTATCACCCGTCTTGGTAAGAACGGTAAACTCCTAGTAGTTGGGACACGAATTGCTGCTAACGATTTATATAAAGAACTCCGCAACCCAAAGCATTGGTCTGGTGGAAAGAGTCCGTTTACTTACATGGGTATGCCGGCAGTTCTGGAGTTTGCTCAAGACCCAGAAGACTGGAAAACCCTCTGGGCAAAGTCAGATTATCCGTGGGACGGGGATGAAGACCAAGAACCAGATGAGCAGGGTCACTACCCCAAGTGGGATGGCAGAGCTTTATTCACGCGCAGATCTGAAGTCACCCCGTCAACGTGGGCACTTGTCTACCAACAAGAAGACATTCAAGAAGATTCAATATTCTCCCCAGCTGTGGTTCAAGGATCTACAAACGGAGCGCGGCGGGTGGGACCATTAAAGCCAGGAGCTGTAGGACATCCTAACCATGTCGAAGGTTACACGATCATCGGTCTCGATCCAGCCATTGCTGGCAAGACTGCTCTTGTTGCCATTACGTATAATCGTGCCGATGGTAAGATTTATGTGCTTGATTGTCTTAATATGTCTGAGCCTTCTTACCAGAAGATCCGTTCGGCAATTGAAGCGTTCACGGAGAAGTACCACCCACAAGAGTTCCGTATTGAAATTAATGCGTTTCAGAAAGCTTTTGAGCTAGACGACGATCTACGTGGTTGGCTAGCTGGACGTGGCGTAAGACTCTCCTCTCACTTCACAGGCAAGAATAAGTGGGACTCCAACTTTGGTGTGGCATCTATGTCAGCCCTCTTTGGTAGCGTCAGAGATGATAAGCACCAGAAGAACAACCTGATTGAGTTACCTTCTAGCGAAGGCTCTGAAGGAATCAAGGCTCTAGTACAGCAACTCCTTACATGGAAAGCTGATACTAAGGGAGCCACCGATACTGTCATGGCATTATGGTTTGCGGTCATTCGTGCCCGTGAGCTTATCCAGAGCGGTACCCGAGTAACCCCTTATTTAAATAACCGTTGGGCAACACGTGCCCAGATGGAATCAAGATACTCTCTTAACCTTGACGAAGCATTCGCTGAGCAATGGCAAGAGACCTATGGATAGGACTAACTATGCCAAAGCAAAACCCAAGCGCTAACAACGGCGGCGGAGCTCCAATTATTAAAGTTAATAGCAATCCAAATCCAGCGCCTTACAAAAGCAGTGGGGTGAATAGCTATGATGCACA